GGGATGGCAAGCCCTTTTGGTTATAGTATGAACCCGATGATGTCACAACTTGGTATGTTAGCAATGATGCGTCAGCGCATGGAACAGGGTGGTGCACAACAGCAACCTAGTTTTGAACAGCAGCCGATGGCTCCCGTAGAAGCCCTTGATCCGAACTCACTTACACCAGGAATGGATCAGATGTCTCCTGATCCACAACCTTTGTCGGACATATCTTCTAATGGACAACAACGGATGGTAGTTAACGGCACTTTAAATCTTAGTCCTGAAAAGAGCGGAATAGCTACGTTGAATCCAATTTCAGCAGAGCCACTACCTTCACCAGGTTTTATAACTCCAAGACCTGGCGGTAATAATTTATTACAGGCATTCCCTGCGGTTGAACCATTTCCTCTTATTTCTGGAGCACTTAGACAAAACTTGAATCGTGGTTAGGAGAATAAAATGCCTTTTAAAGATTACAGTGCTAAACAAAAGAAACTAGCGCGTGTAGCAGCGCCGCGTGATGCAATAACAGGTGAAGATTTTAAGGAATTAAGGAAAGCAGGTGGTGGTATGGTTAAGTTTCAAGATGGTGGCGATATAGATGTACGAGTCATTGAACTACAAGAAATGTTGAATGCCGCTAGGGAAGCAGGGAACGATGATTTGGTTGAAGAACTAGAATCAGACTTGTTCAAAGAACGCGGATATAAGGATGGCGGTAGAGTCAAGGGCTATCGTCATGGTATGAGTGTAAGCTCTGATGGCATGGGTCGAGGATGCGGTTCTGCTGTGAAGGGCAAAAAGTTTAGTGGGACGTTCTAATGCCTACCATCATGATCAGCATTTTACCGGATGGTGCTATACCGGTGGACAAGATGTCAGACGATGATGACGGTAATAATTGCCCATTACCTACTCAGGATGACGATCTAAACGCGGAAAACCGTGAGATTGCGGTAGACGAAGCAAATTATAGGGAACCGAACACCGGTTCAGCGTTTCGTTCTGATCAAGTTTGCGGCAGTTGTTCTGCGTATAATCAAACAGAAAATATGCTTGAATGCATTGGTGATGAGTCAAGAAACACTGGGTACTGTCAGATATGGAAGTTTGTGTGTGAGAGTGATAACACATGCGACAGTTGGGGTGAAGGCGGACCAATGACAAGTGATAAACAAGCAGAGTACAAAGATATTATATAATGGATGTTGCAGACTTCTCAAAATACATATATAAATTGTTAAGAGAGCGAGAAGATCAGATCGCTCTTATGTTAACAACTGGTGGTGTTCAAAACTTTGAACAGTATCAGCGGCTAGTAGGTGAGGTACAAGGACTCTCATTCGCTAGAGAAGAGATCAAGTCCTTGCTGGGGAAACATATAGAAGATGCCGAAGACATTATTAGTTCCTGACCACATTGCAAAACAACGTAACGAAGAGAAAAAAGAAAGTTCTGTTCCTTACATATCCAAAGAAGACAGGGTTCTAGACCCAAATCTTGTAAATAAGTCTTTAAAAGAACGACTACCGCAGCCTACTGGTTGGCGTCTCCTTGTTATGCCTTATCAGGGAAAAGCTAAGACAGAAGGTGGCATAATTATCCCCAACGAAGCCCGTGAACGAGAGGCGCTAGCTACCGTAGTAGCTTACGTTTTGAAGTTAGGTCCGTTGGCATACCAAGATCCTAATAAGTTTGGAGACAAGCCTGAACCATGGTGTCAGGAAGGTCAGTGGGTATGTATTGGTCGATATGCGGGGTCTAGGTTTAAGATTGAGGGAGGCGAGGTTCGCATCATTAATGATGACGAGGTGATCGCCACTATTCTTGAGCCAGAAGACGTAAAACAGGTTTGAGGAGAGTAAAATGAATCAGGTTGTTGGAAAATCAAACGAAGATCAAGAAAATGAAGATGTTGAAGTTACTCTTGAAGAGAGTTCGGACTCTGAAGGAAAAGTTGAAGTCAGTGCTTCTGAGGATTCAGGGGCTGATGGCGAAGAGCTTGATGACTATAGTAAAAGAGTTCAAAAACGTATTAAAGACCTTACGGATCGCTATCGTAAAGAAGAGCGAGATCGTGAGGAAGCTGTTCGTATCGCGCAAACCATAAAAGGTGAGAACGACAAGCTAAAAGAACGATTAAATAATTTAGACAAGGGTTATCTAAGTGAATACGGTTCACGGCTTGACTCTCAGCTAACTCAAGCAAAGTCTGCGTATCGTGACGCTCATGAGTCAGGCAATGTTGACGCTATGTGGGAGGCGCAGCAGGCTCTGTCGAAGATCGCTATTGAGCAGGAGCGTTATCGCCTAGCGAAACAACGGCAAGAAAAAGTAAAAGTACAGCAGGGTGATAGGGACGCAGTACAGCGTGCTCAACAACCTGTTCAGCAAGCACAACCAGTTGCACAACCTGATCCAAAAGCGAAGGGTTGGGCAGAAAAAAATGAGTGGTTTGGTCAGGACGAAGTCATGACTTATGCTGCATTTGGGATTCATCGCAGGCTTGTAGAAGAAGAAGGGTTTGACCCGAAGAGCGATGAGTACTATGATGAAATAGATCGGCGTATGAAATCAGAGTTTCCAACTCGGTTTTCTGGTCGTAAGAACGGAGGAAGTAACAGAGTCGCCTCTGCTGATACTTCCGCTTCCCGCAGTACAAAACAGGGGCGCAGGTCGGTCAAGTTGACACCATCACAGGTAGCTATTGCTAAAAAACTTGGCGTTCCTCTTGAAGAATACGCTAAGTACGTTAAGGAGTAGAAAAATGAGTGATAGAGCATCAAGATCGACCGAAACACGCGAAAAGACAGCGCGCAGAAAGCCTTGGGCACCGCCCAGCCGACTAGAGGCACCCGCTCCACCCGATGGATATACACATCGTTGGATCCGGACATCTCTCAGAGGTGATGATGACAAAATGAACGTCCACTCTAAACTTAGAGAGGGATGGGAACCAGTCAGAGCCGATGAGTACCCTGGATTTGATTATGCGGTTATTGATGAGGGTCAACATGCTGGTGTAATTGGTAACGGTGGGTTAATGCTAGCCCGAATACCTGAAGAGACAGCGCAGGAAAGAACCGAACACTACCGGGGCCGGACCCGCGAACAAATGACGGCTGTAGATCAGGATCTTATGAAGGAACAACATCCTTCCATGCCTATCAGTAATGAGAGGCAAAGTCGTGTAACTTTCGGAGGCCGCACACGCGACTCCGACTAACTTTAGAGGATTGCTATCATGGCAAATACTAACGGTGCATTCGGACTTCGTCCGATTGGTGTAGTCGGTCAGGCTGCAAACACCACTGGTATGACCGAATATCGTATCGCCTCTGGAAACACAAACGCGATTTACCAAGGATCCCCTGTTATCCCGTTGGCAACTGGCTTTATTGACATTGTTGGCGCGGCGGCTGGTGGAACGGTAGGTCTTGTCGGTGTTTTTGGAGGTTGTGAATACGTTTCGTCTACCACTGGTGAAACAGTTTTCTCAAACTACTGGCCTGGTTCTGGCGCGGACTCAGATTTCCCTGTCAAAGCCTTCGTTTATGATAACCCAATGCAGACATTTGTAATCTGTTCAGATGCTTCACTTACTAGCGAAGCGGCTGCACGGGCGCATGTGTTTGCTAACGCAAACTTTGCAACGGCTACTTCTGGTTCAACAACCACCGGTATCTCATCTGCTAAGTTGGGTGTCAGCACAATCGCTACCACTGCTGCCTTGCAGCTTCGTATTATCGGCATTCAGGATGATCCGGAGAATCAAGACTTTACGGCAGCTGGTATTGGTCTAATCGTTCGATTGAATAACAGCTTTAATTCCGCCAATGGCGCGATTGTTGCTGGTACTCCTTCGACAACCGGCGTATAAGGAGGCACAGTAATGGCTATTTCTCGCGCACAACTGGCGAAAGAGCTGGAGCCGGGCCTCAATGCCTTGTTTGGCATGGAGTACAACCGGTACGAAAATCAGCACGCCGAAATCTTTGATACTGAGTCCTCAGATCGAGCATTTGAGGAGGAAGTTATGCTTTCCGGGTTTGGCGCCGCTCCGACTAAGTCGGAAGGTTCCGCCGTCAATTTTGACGATGCCAACGAAGCATATACTGCTCGGTATAACCACGAAACCATCGCTCTGGCGTTTTCGATCACAGAAGAAGCTGTTGAAGATAATCTTTATGATCGTCTTTCATCTCGCTACACTCGTGCTCTTGCCCGTTCAATGGCTCACACAAAGCAAGTTAAAGCTGCCAGCATTCTGAACAATGCGTTTACTGCTGGTGCATTTGCTGGTGGTGACGGTGTGGCACTTTGTGACGCATCACACCCTCTGACAAATGGTAGCACATTTGCTAACGAGCCAGGCACAGCCGCTGATTTGAACGAAACATCTCTTGAAGATGCTTTGATCAGCATTGCTGGATTCGTTGATGAGCGTGGCCTGAAAGTCGCACTACGCGGTCTAAAATTGGTGATTCCTCGCCAGTTGCAGTTCGTTGCAGAGCGTCTGATGGTATCAAACCTGCGTGTTGGTACTGCTGACAATGATGTCAACGCACTTCGGTCAATGGGGATGCTTCCTGACGGCTACGCCGTTAACGACTTCCTTACAGATCCAGATGCGTTCTTCGTTCTCACAGATGCTCCTCGTGGTTTCATCCACTTTGAGCGTGTTCCACTGTCTACACAGATGGAAGCAGACTTCGACACAGGCAACATGCGGTTTAAGGCCCGTGAGCGTTACAGCTTCGGTTTCTCAGACCCACGTTGTGTGTTCGGATCACCCGGCGCATAAGAATCCTAGTCCTCCATACTGGGTTAAAGGGCGGCTTTTCAGTCGCCCTTTTATTTGTTATATTGTAAGCGTGTAAAAATCTCCCTAAACTTGAAGCCGTATTAATTGCGGCTTCTTTTTTTTTCGTGTATGCTGGTGTTACCCTGACAGATCCACTGTGGATCTGACACTAGCCACGACAGGAGTAAATCATGGCGACAACTACTTTTTCTGGTCCTATTAAGGCCGGAACCATCAAAAACACAACAGGCTCAACCCTTGGTTCAAACATTGCTAATGTTGGTCAAGTTGTTATGGCGCAGACTTTTTCAGCGGATCTTTCTGGCGGTGCACTTGCAGCGTCTGTAACAGACGTTGTTATCCCTGCAAATTCCCAGATTATTGACTGTGTGATTGACGTTATTACTGCGGCTAACGCTACTACTAACCTTAGTGTTGGGGATACAGTAGGCGGTGCCTCTACAATTCTGAACACTTTTGCAAGTGGAACAACCGCTGGCCGTAAGTATCCAACAACTGAAGCCGGTGGTGCATTGGCGTGGCAGGACACTGGAACAGCCGACATTCGTTTGACTGTAACTGCTTCTGCTGCAACAACCGCAGGCCTTGTTCGTTTTACAATTCTGTATCAGCAAAACAACAACCTTGCTTAATAGGAGAGTGTAATGGCTGGTCCGGTAACCGCGTATAATTGGGCGCAAGGAACAGCGGCAGGCGTTGTAGGTCCAGGTCGTTCTCGTATTCGTCAAATCGTCATATATGCCGCAGCGGCAGGCGCATTTACGATCAAAAACGGGTCGGCCACTGGTGACACATTGATCACGCAAAAGTTTCCGATAGGAATCCATCATCTGAACATTCCAGCAGATGGTATCCTAGCAACGGATGGTGCGTATATTAGTGCATTCACAGGCTCTAGCAATGAACTTACCGTCTTCCTTTCGTAGGAGACAAAAATGACTGTCCACGAGATAAGATCTATATCTCAAGTCGGCACAAGCGAACCGTTTGAGCTACAGGTTGCTCGTGGGCAGATTCCGGGTCATAAAACTGTTTTTAAGTTTGGTTACAACACCGCTGTTGGATCCACTAAGGAAACCATTTGGGAACAGGGCGGTTTATACGCTTATCCCGCATCAGCTACAGTAATGACTATATCAAGCAGTTCAGCTAATGACGCTGCCGCAGGAACTGGTGCAAGAACGGTAGAAGTTTTTGGCCTAGACGCCGATTACAACGAAATAAACGAAGTTGTCACATTAAACGGGCAAACGGCTGTTAACACTACAAAATCTTACCTACGGATAAATCGCGGCATTGTTCGCAGTGCAGGCAGTGGTGGCGCAAACGCGGGCACAATTTACGCAGGAACAGGTACGGTTACATCTGGGGTTCCAGCTAATATTTACCTGACCATAAATGGGGATGGCGACAACCAAACATTGATGAGTCTTTGGACGGTTCCCGCAGGATATACAGCATTCCTTACAAAAATGTCTTTATCCACAGGAACCTCTACCAACACCCAAGCCGTTTTGAATGCTAGTCTTGTTGCTAGGCCACACGGAGAAGTCTTCCAGATAAAAGAAAGATTTACCCTGACAGATGCCACACACGAGCAGTTTTATACTTTTCCATTAAGGTTTACAGAAAAAACAGACTTGGAGATGAGAGCGTTTTCTTCTTCAGGCTCAGTTGACTTCAATGTGTCCGCGTCAATGGAGTTTATTTACATTCAAAATGGGAGTGACTTGTAGTGGCTGAGCGCAAAAAAGCCAAAATGCCTCCGCGCAACAAGAAGAATTTTCGCCCCACTGAAAAAGGAGCGGGGATGACTAAGGCTGGAGTAGCGGCGTATAGACGCGCAAATCCCGGTTCAAAACTAAAAACCGCTGTAACAGGTAAGGTTAAAAAAGGTAGTAAAGACGCTAAGCGGCGCAAATCATTCTGTGCGCGTTCTGCGGGACAAATGAAAAAATTCCCTAAAGCAGCTAAAGACCCAAACAGC